TAATGGCAAGTTATATTTAGGTAAGTTGCAACAAATCCAAGCTAAACAACAACAGTTGAACTTGGAAATGGCAGATGTAAATATATTACAAGGTCATTATTCTAATCTTTTAAAAGCTGAACTTCCTAAAGATGAGGAAGTAAAAGAGGATAAAGAATCATAATGAAATTTGTATTAGCATATACCTTATGCTCTGCCATTACAGGTATGTGCAATACAACAATGATCTATCCAGAGAGATTTGATACTTGGTCTAACTGTGCTAAGCAAGGTGCGGTTATAACCATACAATTAAATAATAAATTTCCAGAAAAATTTAACGAAGAAAAATTATATGTAACTTATTTCTGTAACGAGAAGGGTGAAGATGCCTAAGAAGAAAAATTTAAAACAAGGCATAGAAGATAACAACTCTATTCGTATTTCTTACCACGAAAAAGTTTGTGCAGAAAGAATGAAAACTTTATTCAAAGCGATAGATGAAATGCGTACAGATATAAAAGAAATAAGAGCTGATGTTAATAAAAGTAAGGGTGGCTTCAGAGTATTATTACTCATTGGTGGAGCAATAGCTTCTTTGCTAGGCTACATCAAATGGAATGGCTAACAGAAGAAAGAAAGCAGTTATAGGTTTAGCTTCTGAGGTTGCTGCACAACTGCGTCTTATAAAAGATCCTAATCTAATAGTGTTTGCACCAGTAGGTGGATTAGGTCCAGTAGATATAGTTACTTTAAATATGACAACAGGTGAGTATACTGCTTATGATGTTAAATCTAAAAATTATAGAAAAGTTGATAGTTATACTGCACCAGATGGGTATAAAAGAAACCTTAAAGGATCATTTATATCTAGAGGTAGAACTAAAGAACAAGTTAAACTTAAAGTAAAGATAATATACGAATGAAACTCTCTCCTAACTTTACCTTGCAAGAACTCACCAAGTCAGACACAGCAGTAAGACTAGGTATACCTAATGAACCTAACTCAGATCAGATTGCTAAACTACAAAACCTTTGCGAGACTTTGCTACAACCAGTTAGAGATAAGTTTGGTCCAGTAATTGTTACCTCTGGATACAGATCTCCAGATCTTTGTGTTAAGATAGGCAGCTCAATTAATAGCCAACATTGTAAAGCTGAAGCAGTAGATTTTGAAGTTCCAGGCACAGATAATGCTGATCTTGCTTACTGGATTAAAGATAATATTGAGGGTTGGGATCAAATGATCCTTGAATTTTATACGATTGGTGAGCCTTCAAGTGGATGGGTTCATTGTAGTGTATCAGATAAACCTAGAAAACAATTCTTGAGAGCTTTCAAAGAAGATGGTAAGACAAAGTACAAACCAATATTAGGAGATATAAGATGTGGTTAAGTGCTATTAAACTTGCAGTACAAGCAGGTAGTCATATTTATAAAAACAAACAGAAAACTAAAATGCTTATGGCAGACGCACAAATGAACCATGCTCAGAAGATGGCTAATGGTGAAGCAGAATACCAAGGTAAGTTATTGCAGAGCAGAGATTCGGATTGGAAAGACGAGTTCATTTTATTATTATTAAGTGTGCCAATAGTAATGTTAGGATTTGCAGTTTGGTCAGATGATCCAACTCACATGGAGAAGATGAAATTATTCTTTGAATATTTTTCACAACTTCCATTTTGGTATCAGACTATATTCGTGGGAGTAATAGCTTCTGTGTATGGTTTGAAAGCAACAGATTTAATTAAGAGGAAGTAATGAGTAATCAAGCACCGACAATGTTCGTATCACAGTATAGTAAAAAGAAACCTACACTTCTTTCGCAGCAAACAGGTAAGAAGAAAAAGAAAAAGAAATATAAGAAGAAGAAGTAATGGCTAAACAAAAGTTCACACATTTTATACCTAGAGAGAAACCTAAGAAGAGAAGAGGGGTTCATACAAAATCTCAAAACAAAAGTGCTAAGAGACAAAAGAAACAAACTCGATACAAGGGTCAAGGAAGATGATTGATAAAATTATTTATAAATTTTTTGGTTTACTTGATGACTTTACTCAACACTTAGATAGAATATTTTTTCCTAAGAAGAAGAAAAAGAAATGAAGATAAGTGAGAATACAAATGTTGCTATGCCAATTAAAAATATGGTTGGTATTATTGTTGGTGTTGCTATGGGTATCTTTGCGTACACAGAGGTTACTGCAAGATTAACTTCACTTGAAACTTCAAGAGAACTAATGAACTCTGATCTACTTAAAAAGTCAGAACAAACTACAACTGATAAAGAACAATACTTACTTCTTGAAGATCTATACGAAACAGTAGAGAAGCACCAAGAACTTTTAGATAAAAATATTCATACACAAGTTATGCTAGATCATATAGAAGCACAGTTAGATAAAGCATTAAAAGATATTGAACATTTAAAAGATAAAGTACGAGCAAATGGAACAAATCATTAGTACAGTTGTGGCTCTTTGTATGTTTGTTGCAGGTGAATTAACTGAACATAGAATACAACCTGCTATGTCAGATTGTTTGAAAGGTAAAAGAGTTGCAGAACGAGGAGCAAATGATAATATTGAATATAAATGTGGGAAAGTAAAAGCAGAGTTAGAAGAAAATATTGATGGTAGTAAAGCAATCAAAAAGATAGTAGAATAAATTATGGCAAAGACACCAGCATGGCAGAGAAAAGCAGGAAAGAATCCCAAGGGTGGATTGAATGCTAAAGGTAGAAGAAGTTACAACAAAGCTACAGGTGGTAATTTAAAAGCACCAAGTAAAAAGGTAGGCAACAAAAGAAGAGCTAGTTTTTGTGCGAGGATGAAAGGCATGAAGAAGAAATTAACTTCAGCTAAAACTGCAAGAGATCCTAACAGTAGAATTAATAAATCACTTCGTGCTTGGAACTGTTAATGCAGAAAAAGGGTTGGAAAAAACAAAAGGTTCAATCATTAATATGTGGCTACTGTAAAGAGTGCGACAAACAATTAATGAGTGATGAAGGTGGTTGGATAGTAACCCACAAGAAACAATATTTTTGTCATGATGGTAAAGAAGGAAGTTGCTTTGATAACTATTGTGAGTTAAAAGTTAAACAACAACAACAACAGGAGTATGGTTATGTATGGTAAATCAAAAGGTAAAAGCAAACTAACATCTAAACAAAAAAAGCTACCATCTTTTTTACAGAAAAAGATAATGAAGTCTAAAGCTAAAAAGAAAAAGTAAATGAAGAAAAAAAGTACAGTAAATAAAGCTGGTAATTATACTAAACCTGCTTTAAGAAAGCGATTGTTTAGCCAAATAAAAGCTAGAAAGACAATGGGTACTGCTGCAGGTCAATGGTCTGCAAGGAAGGCTCAGTTACTTGCCAAGACTTATAAGTCTAAAGGTGGTGGGTACAGATAATGGCATTGGCTAAACGACAACGAAGTTTAAAAGCATGGAGTAAACAAAAATGGCGAACAAAGTCTGGCAAAAAATCCTCGGTTACTGGAGAAAGGTATCTTCCAAGTGCAGCGATAAAAAACTTATCTGCTTCAGAGTATGCAAGAACTACTGCTGCAAAAAGAAAAGCTAAAAAATCTGGTAAACAATTTAGTAAGCAACCTAAGTCTATAGCTTCTAAAGTAAAAAGATATAGAAGCTACAGTTAAATATTAATTTGTTTTAGTTCTTCGAACTCTTCCCAAATAGAATTTTCTGCACTCCAATAATTTTTCTTATCTTGCTTGTTTCTTAATGAGTGAATGATTGTGGTATGATCTTGATTAAATAATCTAGCCATAGAAGATAAGCTAACATTGTAACCTTCATACAATAGATTATAGATTATACTTCTTGCTCGAACTACATCCCTTGTTCTACCTTTACTAAAGATGTCATGTTTGCTTACAGTATATTTTTCACACACTTTATCTACAAGTTTTGATACAACTTCGATGTTTGCGTTCTTTGTTTTAAATGTAGTAGCAATTTTAGTTTTATTATTGCTATCCATTATTGGTTGTCTTTGCATTAGTTCTGCTGCGTACAGAAATCCTTCCGAGAACCCTACCTCATATAATCTTTCTTCTTGGTTCGTGAGAAGGTAAAATGCTTTCTTAACCTTATAGATAAAGTGATTCTGATTTAAGTTTTTAATGTGTTTGTTATAGTGTGTGCTTATATTTATGGTCATAGATTCCCTACAGTTTCCTTTCTTTTTTTTCAACTATTAAGTTAATAACTATTTATCTGTCATTAACTGTTCTTTTGTCTGCTCTATTTGCCAAAGTAATTTATAAGAATCTTGTTGATACTTATTTACTTTCAGTTTCGCTTCCAGATACTTCTCGTGTTTCTTCGCTTGAAGATCCTTTAGCTTCTGCAGACGCATTCGGATTTGTTCCATCATGCTCCTTTTTTACTGTTGTAAAATCGTACTTTAAGTTGTCGATTTTTACTTCTACAAACTCTCCTCTATTCGAGTTGCTTGCAGCTTTCTTCACATCATCAAAGAGTTCAATCATTTGAAAATGACACTCCCCATTGATAATTCTTTTAAATTTTGTCATACTTATTTACTTTTTTCAACTTCTTTTTTGATCAGAAAATCTATATACTGTCTTGCTTTTTTAAGATCTTCAATACCATTCTTTCTTTTATATCTAGAAATATATTTAATTACATTACCTTCACAAAAATTAAAATTGTTTTCAATAATAAAATCTATTGGTTCAATCTTGTTTGCTATGTAGTGTGCTGGTTCTTTTATATTGTCTGCCATATTAAATCCTTTTTTTTAGCAAGGTGGGGAAAACGATAGAAAGGGAAAAAAAACCCCACCCTGCTGGATACCCTTTAGCCTAAGTTAAAAGGTATATTCGTTATTACCACCATCATCTGCTTTTGCAAAGCTATTATTACTAGACTTACCTGCTCCACTTGGTGTTAAAATTATAGTCAACTCTCCTGCTTTTACTTTGCCGTCTTGATCTTTAGACGGAAAGGCAGCTTGGTTGTACCACTTACCATTAATGTTTACTCCAATAGTCCAGTTCTTATCTGGATGCTTCATATTTTTTGGACCAACATATATAGGAAGTTTATCTTCTGGTGACTTCCAATCTGGGTTCTTGGTTAGGTTAATGTATATCTTGTCGGATTTATTATCCATGTTTACTCCTTGGTTATATCAATCTTATGATTGATTATTGTTTAGTTTGACCTCATGCTCACGAGTATGTTTCATAACTTGCTCGAATGCTTT